ATGGAGACCTCGCGCGTCGAGGAAGATGCAGAGGAAGAATCGCCCGCTGTTAGCTCAACCCAAGTGGCAGATAGCGACGATGAAGAAAAACCCGTTGCAAAGAAACTCAAGGTAGGTGGTGCAACTGTGGCCGATCCTGTGCCTGTGCCTGTGCCTGCACCAGTTGTTGAGAAGCCTGTTCCTGCTCCTGCTCAAGACAAACCAGCTGAAGAGCCTGCCAAAAAGAAAATCATTAAGAAAGTTGTCTCGAGTAAATAAGTAGATTTTTTTTCATAATTTAATGTATTAACTAATCTATTAATAAATTAATTCCTTACAGTTTTTAGAATGAGTTATAATACGATTGAAGAGTATTTTGCCCAATTTCCGGATGATGTGGAAGAAATAAAGGTTAAATTTAAGTGCGATCATCTTCCGGATTTATCGCGGTTTTATAAATTAAAAATATTGGTATGTTCTGAAAACAAATTAACGTGTTTGCCGCCATTACCATCTACTTTGGAAATATTGGATTGTTCTTTTAATAAAATCACATCTTTGCCTTCGCTACCATCTACTTTGAAAGAATTACATGGTAGATATATTAATTTAACATGTTTACCTGCATTGCCATCAAATTTGGAAAAATTGCAATTTCTAGGTAGCAAACTAACGTGTTTGCCTGTACTGCCATCTACTTTGAAACATTTGTGTTGTACAGCTAATCAACTAACATGTTTGCCCGTATTACCATCTTCGTTAATTGAATTATTTTGTTCTATTAACAAGCTGACGTGTTTGCCTGCGTTACCATCTACTTTGGAGAGATTGGCTTGTAGTAATAATCAATTGACATGTTTGCCTTTACTGCCGTCTATGTTGAAAAAATTGGATTGTCAATATAATAAACTTGCGAATTTGCCGGATTTGCCATCTACTTTGAGAGATTTGATTTGTCACAATAATGAACTTGCAAATTTGCCGGATTTGCCATCTACTTTGGAAACATTACATTGTTATGATAATCAACTGATAAGTTTGCCAGATTTACCGCCTTCTTTGAAAAAAATGCACTGTTATGAAAATCGACTGACGAGGTTGCCTATACTGCCATCTACGTTGGAGAACTTGGATTGTTCTTGTAATCAGTTGACGTGTTTGCCCGATTTGCCGTCTACTTTGGAAAGATTGATTTGCTCTGAAAATCAACTGACGTGCTTGCCTTTGCTGCCATCTGCATTGGATACATTGTGGTGTGAAAAAAATCAACTTACGTCTTTGCCACCTCTACCGTCTACTTTGGAAACATTATATTGTTTTGACAATCCGTTTTTTTATTATTATAAAAAAAACGAAAGCCAAAATATGAAGGACTATATTATCATACTTCGGAAAAAAATAAAAATAATAAGTCAGTTCAACGACCGGTTTTATGCTTTGAAATATAAAAAACAATTCCATCAATGGTTATGGGGTATCCGAGAATCCCAAATAAGAAAAAGATACCATCCAAGTAATTTAATAACATTGTTGGACGGAAGCGATGAAATGACATTGGACGAGTTGGAAAAAATCCTTGAACAGTGGTAAATAGCAAGAAATGTTACACATCAACACTTTTTTATTTGAGTATATATATAATAAACACATGCGAACACAAATTAAAAAATTAAATAATAACCAATCGAAAACTAAAAAAAATTTCAAATCATTAAATTGTAGTCCATGTGTTGCTAATAAAAAAGTTGTAAAAAATTCATGCATGACACTGGAAGCCCTTATGAAAATCAGAGATGAATACAACAAAGACCATCCTGAGAATAAAATCATCGCATCAAAACCGGTGCTTATTTGGCACGAACTCAAGATGAAACTCGACTGCAGCGACGAGCGTTGTTGGGTGAAAGAGATTGACGACAAGAATCTGCGCGCCCAAATAAAAAACCAGCTGTTTGCACCAGAACACCCGCCAGAATGGGCCCACAACAAAAACGAGTGGTTAAGTAATTATGATATTGATGCCGTAATGCACCAGTACGAAGATAAAGACAAGACATTCGAATATTTAGCAACGACTCCGGTCGATTATGACTATATCGTCGACAAATCGTCAAACAAGTGTTACGAGGAGACCTTATGCAAATTCGATTTGAAATCCTCGATAGCCGCCGGAAAACACAAGTTTGCTGCGGTTTTCAATTTAGACAAACACAGCGAGGCTGGATCACACTGGGTCTCGCTGTTCATCAACACACAACTTGGAATTATCATGTTTTTCGACAGTGCAAATGGCGGCATTCCGCCCGAAATCTCGCGTTTTATCAAGACGGTGAAGCAACAAGGACTCGAGAATGGTATCAAGTTTAAATTTTTAAGAAATGAGAAGCAACACCAGCGCAGCAACACGGAGTGTGGAGTCTACTCGATCCATTTTATTATCGAAATGTTGAACAATGCAAACCGAGCGATCGAGCTATTTTTGAATGGCTATATTCCGGACAACAAGATTGAGAAATATCGCAAAATATATTTCAATGCGCCGGAAAAACAATAATAAGAATAATCTATGGTATAGATATATTATTCTTATGGGGAAGAAGAAGACTAAGAAAAAGCCGATATCATCATCATCGAAAAAGAAAACAAAGAAAACAATACAAAGGGGTGGTTTTCCATTCGGATTCAATCCGATTTTGAAGGATAATGTCGAGGTCGTGATCGAAGACGGCTTGGATAAACGAGCATATGCGCAGCGCAACAAGGTTTTGCCTACAGGGCACGGCGACTGGTTTTCGTTCGATTTCAATAACATCTATGACAATACATACAATTTTTTCAACCAAACGCCGATCGAGAATCCTGTGAAAACGGTCAAAATTGCGTTGAATACCGAGGCGGATGTGAAAAAAATCAACCTGCTTAACAAAATGATTCGGAAATACAATAGTGAACGAAATATTCGATTAAGACGTGAGCAGAAGATGCAGAAAGGAGGTGGTGCCGTTGCCGGAGAAATCGGATTGTCGAAAGATATTTTGTCGTCGGTTTTGAAAACACTGGACCCGCGCGAGACGAAAGATGCTCAAGAATTAATCGACCGCGGCGTTTTCGACAAGCTCATTTCAAAGCAAAGTGAGCCGGTGGTAAAGAGACAGTTGTCGGAGGTTGACAAAAAACACGAAGAATTGGTAGAACAAAACCGTAAACTGATGGAAGAAATCCGCAATCAAAAGCGCGCAAAGGAGAAGGAAGACAATGAAGAATTCAAAAAGACGCAAAACCTGTTTGCAAAACCGGAGAATTTTGATAAGATGTCAGAGAAGGAGAAAATCGAATATGCGGTCAATCTTGCGGACAAATTGTTGAATACAAAAACGATCGAGCTCTTGGATCGCATGCAAAAGCGCAAGATTGAGCAGGACGCCGAGGCGCAAAAAAGGGCGAGTAACCAAGCAGCCGAGAAATTGTATGAAGTCGAACAGGAAAAAAAGGCCGCACTAATTCAGAAGCGCAACCTAGAAATCGAAAATAGTTTGATTTCACAGAGGCTGTCGAAACTGGAACTTGGGAAGAAGATTATTCAGGAGCAGCTTGACAAAATTGTGGTTGAAAAGAACAAGGCGGAAGCCGAATTGTTAGTAAAGACGGCAAATCTGACGAAAGAAAAAGAACATTTGCAGAAAGATATTGAGAAAGTAACGGAGGAAAGTAAAAAAAAGACGGTTGAGATACAACGATTGGACCAGCTGTTGGCAAAGCTGCAGCAAGACAAAGATACGGTGGATGATGCTATAGAAAAGTTAGAGAATGATTTAAAAGCTGATACAACGACAATAGACAGCTTGAGAAAAGATGCTTTGAACAGAATTGAACAAATAGATCGTTTAGATGCTATAATTAAAAAAAAAGACAAAGAATACCGAAAAGTCGGTAGGCGACTGATTGAAACTCGTGCAAATTTGCAAAAGACCAAAGGTAAAGAAGCAGATGCACAAAAAGAGATTTTGCGTTTAAAACAAGTTGAAACGGATTTGAAGAATGCAACAACTGAAATAGATAAGTTGACGAATGAGAAAACAGATTTGGAAACCGAAGTAACGACACTTAAACAAACTATTGATGATAGGACTACTGAAAAGGATGCGGCACTAAACAAAATTAATGCTTTAAAAGGAAAGCAATCAAATGCAAGTAAAAAAATTAAAGAGTTATTGAAAGAAAAGAAGGACCTTGAAAAAGAAAACGCCGATTTGAGAACCGAACTTCAAACCAAACAGCAAGATCTAGACACAGCAAACGGTGAGATTGACGAGCTGAAGAAAGAAATTGACAAGAAAAAAGATGATATAGATAAAAAACAGAAAGAGATTGACCGTATAAATGGAGAGATTGCGACAGCGAATGGCAACAACACGACTCTTACGAACAGTAACACAGATTTAACAAAGAAGGTGGGAGATCTGGAAGCGGAAATTCTAAGGTTGAAAGCGCAAGGACCGCCGTTGGCGGCGGGACTGTCACAATCGTCTGCTTCTCCACAATCTGCGGCTTCGGTGCAGTCGGCTTCAAGTTCAAATCCGGACTTATTAAAAATGCTTCCGGATGAACGCCAAGCAGTGTATAGAGAACAATTTAAAACAGACCCAGTATACAGAGAAAAAGTTTTAAAAACGATTTTAGAACAGTTTCCAAATTTTACTTTCCCAGAAGAGTTATCGCTAGATGATTTAATAAAGAGTACTATTTTGTTAAATGAAAGACTTAGCCAGACAACAGACAGTAAAGAACGTGCTAAAGTCGAAAAAAGTCTAGAACTCGCGTCAGATGCGTTAAAAACTCATCCAGAACAACGTGAAAAGGAAAATAAAGAGGACCTCGATTTTATTACAAATATTATAACACCTTGGGCAAATTACTGTCAGTTAAACATAAAAATGTTTATTCCGACTAATATTTTAGAATTGACTGTTGCAAATATAATAACACAAGGTGGTTATTCTAACGAATTAGCAAGTCATCTTTTTACTAATGACCCAAGAAATAACTGCATAAAAATGTTCGTTCAAAAAAGAAATGAACTTTTAAAAACATATATAAGTGACTTAAAAAAATGTGACACGAGAGATCTTGATTTTATCGAAGCAGTTGCACTATATGCCAATTTACCGGAAGACACTGAGTTCACTGATAAAGCCAAGATAAATTGGAAAAAAAGTATATTCGAACACATAAAATCTTTATATATAACAACAAAAATTGATCACAACAAAGTATATAATAATCAAGTTCCTACTGTTGATATTGAGACTGGTTTGCTTGATATATCGTTCAAAACTGATAATGCGAAAAAAGATGCAAGGCTGAACCAACTGAAAGATTTGTGGGATCCGTTGCCGAAACCTCCAGGTTACAAACCTCCACGAATTTTTGCTCCAAACACTCCTGCTCAAAACACTCCTGGTCCATCTACTTCCGCTGCATCGACTTCTCGTATTCCAATGTCACGAAGATGGGTCCCTGCTACAGGAGAAAAAGTTTTGTATAAAGGTGTAGAGTACTTTTTAAATGTTGACGGTAGCGGAATAAATGTTAAATATAAATTATACACTGATAGTACGTTTCAAAATCAAGCGAAAGAACCTGACGGTATACCGATAGAGTTCGGAGCAATGTCATTTCGCGAAAATTTAACAAAGGTAACATCACCAAGTTCATCTGCCTCCACTTCTACCGCATCATCTACTACTGCTCCAAAAGCCACTGTAAACACACAACCGCCATTTGATCCAAAGGTCGGCGATACAGTTAAGTATATAAATAAAGAATATATTGTAAAAAGTATGGAATCTAAAACTGGGCCGTTCGGAACAGTTACAAGCTACAAAATTTGTCCCAAAGATATTGGCTGTGGTGTAAATGATGAAAACGTGGAATCAGTACCAAAAATACAATTAAAGCCACCTGATCCACCCCCCACCGCACCCTAAAAAAATAATATATCCACCATATATAAGCGATACAATCCAAATATGAAAACAAAAAAACGGAGACAATCAAGGAAAAAACGTGTCGGCGGTGCATCCGGTTTAGTATTAATTGTCGACTACGACAAATCCGGCAATATTAAAAACATGAAGCTGCAAAACATGCTTGCGCGACATGAGTATATGGACCGAAACAAAATCGACCCGTCGCCGAATATATCCGACGGGTTTCGCGAGTTATTCAATCTCGACCGAATGCAGCAAGCCTTTCGCGACTTTTTGAATCTTCCGGGCGACGAGAGTATCAGTGCGAAAAGAAAGACGCAGAAAAAGCGAATTGTAAAGATCGCAGTCAACGACAAATCCGATATCACGTTGATCCAGCTTGTTAACAAAGTGATCAACCGACTGAACGGTATAAAAAATAAACGATCCCAACAGCAGTTATTTATCATTCGCGATACAGCCGGCAAATTGACGAACAAAACCCAACTTGAGTTCCGCAAGAGGTATGAGGAACTGTTGGCGGGCGCATTTATTGAAGACTATAAAAACGAGAAGAAAACGGATGTGGATGAAGAGCTTTTGAAACGGTTGATGCGAATGCCGGTGCTGATGAATGTGGTGAGTATCAAGTATGGATTGCTTAATCGCGGTGACATGAAGTTGGAAGAACTCCAGGATATATACAATTTAGACAATGGTCGAATTTTGGAATTGGTAAAGGTGGAAAAAAAGGCCCGGCCAAATGTGACATATGACCAAATAATTGAAGAGGAAAACGAAAAGCTGGCAAAAGAGAATCTGGACTTGCAAGAAAAACTGAATGCATTGAAGGCGAATAAAGCACCCGAGCCAGAGTTGGTTGTGCTCGAGGAACTTGGTGAAAAGCCGGTTGAAGAATTTGGTGCACTATCTGCTGCAGCAGCATCTACTTTAACACCTGCTCGAACATCTACTACAGCAACATCTACTTTAACACCTATTGTATCATCTAATGTAGGATCTAATGTAGGATCTATTGTATCATCTAATGTAGGATCTAATGTAGGATCTAATGTAGGATCTAATCTAAATCCTGTTGCACCACCTGCTGGAACACCTGGTGGAATACCTGCTGGAATACCTGCTGGAATACCTGTTGCTGGACCATCTGCGGCAACATCTGCTTCAGGACCTGTTGTATCCCCATCTTCGCGCGAAGAAGCAATCAATACGTTTAATGATTTATTACGAACAAAATTTGGAGGATCCGCCGATGAAATAAATAAAAACCAGAATGATTTAAAAGAAGAATTAAATACAACAACACTCGATCGTGTAATATTAATGCAATACTATTTGATTAAAAATATTTTGGTTTGTATTGGCGTTGATGAAAGCGAATTATACAAAAACGATCGACTTGGTCCCGAGAGCATTAAACGCCAAGCAACTATTCTCTTATTGATTCGATTTTTATTAACAAAAGATATGAAGGATTTTAACGCATTTAAAAAAGAATTTGATATAGTGAAATTATGTAAAACATCCAAAATTGCTGCAAATGAACAGTCTAGTATATTAGGAAAATTTGCCCGTCAAATCGGTTTGAATACAAACTATTCGTATGACCAAATTATAAAAAATATCGTGCATTTATGTCCAGCTCAAGGACAAAAAGGCGTTTCTCCTAACTATGATGCAATGATCACAATTCACCTGAACAAGTTGTATGATTTGTTCCAAACAAAAGACCCCGCGTATATACAAGACATGGTTTCTAAGTCAACTGGATACACAGTAACCACTGCCGGCAACTACGACGAGACTTACGACCAAAAAAACTCAAATTATATATTTTCATAAAACTGACATAAAAATAAAGTGTCTTCTATATACAAATCATGTCACAACAACACCAGAACGAAGACCAACTAATCAAGCGATTCCCCCGACTTGAACTTTCTTATGAAACCGCCGCGCATAAGAAAGTTTCGACCAATTACGACATTTGTATCGCCATCCCCGTAGGAAAGAAAAGTTTCATGTGGTTCACCTACGAGGGAGCCGCCGATGTTTGCTACCTGCTGGAGATCAACAAGGACCAAAAGATAACAAAAATCAGCAAGACCCCCGCCGAAAATATTCCCCAAGAACTCGCCCACGGAACCGTATTGTATGGCTCTTTACTCGAAAATCAAGCATTTATCGTGGAGGATATTTACTATTTTTGCGGCCTCCCACTTAAACAATTGACATTTGGTGAGAAACTCACATACTTTTACCAATTGATGACCAAGTATACAATAAAGCAGGTACGCTTGGCGCTCCCATATATGTGCCAAGTCACCGGTGACAACAAATTGCTCGACTCACCCCAGTTTTACGAGTCTATGACTTCGAGCACGGCATATACAACACACCATGTTCAGTTTCGGTCATCGCACACCATTTCGCCTTATTTGAACCATGTATACAAAAAGCGACAAGATTTTGTAGCCACGGTGTCGGGTGACGCATCCGAAACGTCGTTGTTGTTTCCGCGCACCGACCTTGATCACTACGCACAAATGTCGCTGAAGACGGCAGTGTTCAGAGTCAAGGCGGATATACAAAATGATATTTATCACTTGTTTGCGGCGGATGGATACTATACAAATATTGCGTACATAGAGAACCGGCAATCGAGCGCCTATATGAACAGTTTATTCCGAAATATTCGTGAAAACATCAATATCGATTATGGGGAGGAGAGCGAGGACGAAGATATTTTTCAAAACACGAGTTTGGACAAATATGTCGATTTAAACAAAGAATACAAAATGAATTGTACATACAATGTAAAATTTAGAAAGTGGATGCCAGTGAGTGTGTCTGGCGATGCAAGCCCATTGGTACAGTTGGCAGCGTTGATACAAAGTCATCGACCACAAAGGACCCAACAACAAGGGCTAGGGCCAAAAAAGCCATTCCATACTCAAAGATATCAACAAAATTCATACAAAACACAACAAAAACCATGTTATAAAGCGTATACAAAAAATCGTTAAATTTAAAAATATTAAATTAAAAAAATAATTATTTACAACAAGTTGTTTGAATTTCGCGTCTACAAATCGGACAATTGCTGCGACTTCTAAGCAATTGTGCGCAACAATTTTTACATAAACAAAGATGGCCACACGGTACAAGAACTTCGGTAGAGTTTTCGTCCATACAAATAACGCATTCGGTAATTTCGAAGATTTTCAAGGAGGCGATATTGATATTGGGGACAACTTTGATGTTGGCGGCCCTGACTTGGTAAAATGTCTTGATATTCGGGCGCGAAACCACCTCAAGGTCGTTTGCGCCAATTTCGTAAAAGAAACCTTCTTGGCGAATATCTTTCGGGAATTTGCAGTTTAGACCATTGTCGTATACATTGGTGTAAACTTTGCCGTCAGTATCGGTGAAACTGAAAAACTTGATTCTCAGTTTGCTTTTTTCCTTAACACATTGTAGGGTGATTTTGGACATAATTTTTTTTGATTAAGGGAACGAATCGTTTGGGGATAATTTCATGTTTTTACAAAAAAAAGAGGAAGGATTCATAACTTTTGAAAAGGAAACTCGACGTTTTTACAAAAAAAAAGAGGAAGGATTAAAAGGAAACCTTAGGTTCCAAGGGCGCGCCTTAAAGGTGCGGAGCGCCTAGCGACGCTCCGGAAGGCGAGCCCGAGCCGTTGTGTCCTTTATTTATTCGAGATAGGGGTCCTCGACAAGTTCTTCGCAATAAACGGTGGGTTCGGGTTCTTCGCGCAACTTGGGCTTCTTCGGTTTGGCGACAACTTTTTTCCCTTTTTCCTTGGGTTTTACGACAACTTCTTCAATCTCTTCTTGCTCAGCGATGTCGTCGTCTTCATCTTCATCATCATCTTCGTCGGCATCTTCGTCGTCATCTTCGGCATCGGAACTAACAACAAAACCATCCTTCACATAGCCGTGCTTGGTCTTCGGAAGGAGGAGTTCGTCTTCGTCATCCTCTTCCTCGTCCTCGCTGTCTTCAGATCCGATGTCGGAGTAGCCACCTTGCAAATTATCGATAATGTCGGTGAACTCTTCGGGAGTCATGTCGCTGATGGCATTGTCGACAGTAAGCACGGCTGCGCAGCTGCCGAAAAACAAAATGCTGTCGATGGGGGGAGGGAACTCGAACTTGTTTTCGGTATTTGCCTTGCCAGTGGTTTTGCCATAGACTGACAATTTGTATTCAATGTCGTTGACTTCAATTGTCCAAGTGTGAGACTTCGAGAAGCCTTCGTTTGTCTTGAAACCGCACTTTTTATACAAATCCGGAAGGGAAAGATTTTTGGCATTGACAGACTTGAGAGAACCTGACTTTTCAACAATGACGATGGATGGCATAATGATTGAAGATATAATGCGCGATTTGTTTAAATTGTTTTACAGGCCAATTGTATCGCTAATGTCTTGTAACTGACCTGCGTTGTTATCCACGGTTTTTTCCTTAATATACAACTCCAAGTCTTCTTCTAAATCATTGGAGACGGGATAGTGACCGGTGTCTTCTTCGAATGCAGCAACAACTTCAGGGGGGTGGGTGAGTTTTTCTATAATAGTTTTGTATTTCTGAACTTGGAGGTCAACTGCGTTTGTATTCTTGGTTGTTGTTCCAAAGTATTCGAACACAAAATGTAAAATCAAAATGACAAGCAGAGAAATAATCGAAATGTTAAATAACCATGCGAACATGTATAAAACAAGAATACAAATTTGGAGGGGGGATTCGATCGCGTAAGGGAACGACGAGTTCCCTTAACCTTAACTTAACCCAAGGTTTTCCGAATTTCACCATCAATATTGTTGATGAAAATTTCGAGAGACTGCACATTGTTGCTAGCCGAGTAGTCTTTGCACAAAAAGTCGATAATGTCGAGCACAATTTTGATGCGGTCGGTTGTCCACAAACTATTCAACATTTGTATTGTCGAGTCGTCGTAGAAAGCGGTCATTGCATCTTTTTTGAACAACCCGTCGATCATGTGTTCGTCCAAATGATTTTCGATAATACTGATGTAGTAGTTGATACATAAAACCACGAGATGGCATGATTTGTATGTTTCCTTCAAATTTTGGAGGCCACGCACGGCGGACGAAAAGAGTTTCCGAATGCTGGGTGTCTTGTCTGTGAAGCGCGGATGAAGAAAATGCAAACATGCATAGTGGATCGGATTATACAAATATTGTATTTCAGTTTTGTTGACATTGTAATAGAGTCGGCAGATTGACTGAAAATAGCCTGGCTCTTGGATATAAATTACATTGTCTTGGATGCGGAACTTGGTACCCACGGCTTTATTGCTAAAAATGGCTAGTTTGATAATGACGGACAATGGATCGAGAATAAAAAGTGAGTAGTTTGTGTTTTTTTGGTTGTCGGGGATTTCGGCGGTAATCAGCGACATCATTATTTGTATACACCATACAAAAATAAATTTTTGTATCATCACGACAAAAATTATGTTTGTATGGTGCTCACCAAAAAAGAGGAGGGATACAAAAAGGGAAGGATACACAAAAAGAGGAGGGATCATAAGGGAACCTAAGGTTTCCTTAAGTGCGTTCCAATAGATTATATTTATTTGCCTTGTTATAATAAAAAAACACAATGGGAGTTTTATTTGAGTCGATATTATTATTTAGTTTAGCAGTTTTAATTATATTGGTAGGATTATTGGTATATTATTTTAAAAAGAGGATTGTGGATGTGGAGCAAAAGAATGCAACATGTTTAGAGATTGTACAAGATGTATACACGCAGCACATGAAGTTGAGGAATGAAATATACTCGATGATACAAAATGAGCAACAACAGCAACAGCAGCAACCAGTACAAACGCATATGCAGTCGCTTCACCAACACATTCATAGCCCAGCCGATAATCGAATCAAGATTGAGTTGTCGGACGACGACGACAATGACGAGTTATCGGAAGACGGAAGTGAAGATACGGACAGCGAAGATGGCGCAGAAAGCGACAACGAAGACAACGAAGACAACAAAGGAGTCAAAATTGTAAGCGTCGACTTGAAAATCCCCGAAAATTATGAAATTAATGACATAGACGAAGACCCCGAAGAGGAGCCCGAAGAAGAGCCGGAGTTAAAGTCGCTTGAACCATCAGATCCCATCATTATAAACAAAGTCGGTCCTGCCGATATTTCCAAAGAGGACTTTAAGAAACTTACCCCGAGCGCACTGAAAGCATTGTTAATCGGCAAGGGGATGCCCGCCGACCAAGTCAACAAGATGAAGAAGGCAGATCTTATCAAGAATTTGATGTAAGATAATGTTATAAGCATATGTGGTTCATAGCATTATTATTTTTTGTCGCAACATTTGCAACCGCATCGAATACAAACGACACGCAATGTTACACGGTAAGCAGTGGTTCGCAATCATACAAAGGTGTGTCGACACTACGGATCATGCAATACAACGTTGAATGGTTGTTCTTGAAGACATACAATGGATGTCCCGGCACGAGTTGTTCTTGGCCGAATCTAAACGACGCCACCGCCCATTTGCAAAAAGTGGCGAATGTAATCCGGACATTTAATCCGGATATTCTGAACTTGTGCGAGGTGGAAGGGTGTTATGAACTCGAGCAGCTCAACGCATTATTGGGGGGCGCCTATATGCCCTACTTACTCTTTGGAACTGACACATCCACCGGGCAAAATGTCGGGATTCTGACCAAATACTCGCCGAGTGTGTCGTTGCAGCGGACCTCGGCGACACATGCGTACCCAGTCGCGGGTTCGCACTGCAATTATACGGGCTCACCTGGCTCCTCGGGTGTAAGCAAACACTATTACACAACCTACAGGTTTAACAACATGACCATCTACTTTGTGGGGGCACACTTGCTCGCCATCCCTACCGAGCCGTCGAGGTGTGCATCACGCGAAGCCCAAGCCTCCGTTCTACAAACGCTGATAGTGCAGCTGTTGGGCGGGATCGATCCGATAACAAGGCAAGTGGTGGCTAACAACAGTATTGGACTTATTGTGGCAGGTGATATGAACGATTATGACGCGGAAGTAGAGGATGCAAACGGAAGTCAGCCGACATCCATTGTTTTGGACATTTTAAAAGGAAACGCGGGAGACTATGCGCTTGCATACGAATTAAACTCGGTGGCAGCCCAAGTGGACCGTTCACAGCGGTATACGGACTGGTGGGATCCCAATGGCGACTGCGTCGCCACGGACAACGAAATGTCGATGATTGATCACGTACTGATGACTCCCAATTTGATGGATCTTGTGCAAAAAGTGACGATACCGCATCCTTACCCAGAGTATTGTGGCACCTATGACTCGGACCATTACCCGATTATAGTGGATTTGGTTTTTAACCATTGAACAGGTTTATCGGATATTTCTCGAATCTTGGTCATAATATAAGAAATAACAGATGGGCAAACAAAGGGGTGTTCGTGCAAGACACGAATGTCGCCAGTGTCAAATGAATAAAAGACAGTATCGACATCGCTATTGTCTTTTATAAAGTCGCGCAAATGGTTAAATGCCATGTTGATCATGAGTTTATTATAGATACTCAGGCCGGAGAAACAGCCGTTCGTTTTGGAACACACGGGAATGGGAAATGCCCGACGTTTATACTGCCGCAGACCGTACAAATCGCGCGAGAAAAAGACGTCGTCGCTGTCACAGTAAAGAAAGATGGCGTTTTTAAAATCGGGGTGCGCAATCATCCACTCGAGATCACCGATTTTATTTTTGCCGTCGTATTTCACGCCGTAGACATTGGGTCCACCGTAGACATTGGGTCCACCGTAGACATTGGGTCTTCCATCACCATTATTCATTCTTCCTCGATTGTAAATGCGTGACGCTGACCAAGACCAGGAGGCGGCGGAAGAACAGCTTTAAAAATATTTTTGTCGTGCCCGGTACAAATAGCATTTGAATTATGATCGACTCTATTTTTGAAACACCACTGGATGCATTTTTGCAAGTTGGTTTTCATGTAGTAATTAATTTTGTCTGTTTTAAAATTATTTTTAATAAGCGCAATGGTATTGTATATATTGTCAAGTTGGATTTGACAAATAATCGAGTTACTTTCTTCGAGCTTGTTGTAAAACATCATGGGTATCCGTGTATTGTTGAAAAAACTCTTGACAAACCGATCGGGGGTAGAACTGCACACTTGAGTCAACAATTCTTCAAAAACATGGGTGATTTCGGGATCGGCACACAAAAAGTTGACACACACCAGATACCTCTCGGAATTGGCGTACCGACTTGTATTGGGCTTGACGATATGCACCTTTTCATACATGGTTGATAACAAGAAAATCAGTTCGGCGGTTGCTTTGTGGAAGCAGTCAAAACACTTGAGCACGAAACAGCCACCGAGTCGCTGGATACAAACTGCGTATGCGATTTGAGCAAATAACAGATTGGTGACATTCAGTTCTTGGTTGTTGAAATCGGTGGAAAAGTCGAACCCGCCGTCGCCTGTGACAAAATCGACTTTACCGCGGTATTTGGAGACCACGTGTCGGAAATTGTCGACATTGAGAATATCGCCGGTTCCGTCTGCACCTTTTTCAAGAAAAACGTTTGGATGGGTTTTCAAAAAGTGTGCGGTCTTTTTCCAGCCGGGGACTTCGTTGTCGCTGGGGTCCTCGATAGTCATTCCGTAGTATTTATCAAGACCATTGTTTCCGCGATAATTGGACACAGCCTCGATGAACCCGCCAGGTCCTTCGGCGAGTGCAAACATTTGGATAGGGGCATTCGTTTGCAAGACTTGGAAATTAAACATATTCATGATTTCGATCATTTTAAAGTAGGCGCGCGAGATGGGTTTGTATTTACAAACACTTGTCTTGTGCGAGTTGGTATGGATAAATTCGTATGGGTTGGTAAACTTTTTGTAAATGTTCCAGTCGTCGCCCATTTCGGCAATTTGGTCCTTGATTTCTGTCAAATAGTGGTTAAACGAATATGACATATAAGGCATCGGACGCTGCTCAGTATAGTATGCAACTTTCAATTTGTTTAAAAAATTTCCTGTCATTTTTGGTAATAAAATATAAATCATCATTTAACTTACTTACTTATATGCATTAATTAAGAAACGTTTATATTCCTTTAAGGAAACCTGCGGTTTCCTTATGATCCTTCCCTTTTTATTTCATACTTCCAGCTTGACCAGATAAACACATTTTTACACCTTCGGGCTCACTTTGGATAAATACCCGAACAGTAATACCGTTGTCACTTCACGCGTTAGGAACTGCTACCCACAGGGAGTCTAAGGGTTTTAGGGGAGTGAACACCGGAGGTGTTCCACCATCGGCGCCTTCGGAGCGTCGCTAGACGCGACGCACCTTTAAGGCGCCTTATCCATTGGTTCTCCTACCTAGTCGTCTTCGTAATCGTAATCATCATTTGCATTGTCATCGTCGCCATCATTGTCACCGTCTGGATATTGTTCATCGTATTCATCAATCAAGTAAACTTTATCCGTGTCTATATCGAAACCGCCATTAAGTTTTTGTCGCAGTTGTTCTCGTGTGAGATAAATGGTGCCACCGCTAAACCGGTTCGCGTGTTCTTTTTCGTATTCAAGCGACAAAATAAGGTTGCGAAGTCTTGTTTCAATCTCTTCGCAAGTTGGCGAATAATGTTTTTTCTTGGTAGTTTCGTTTTCAGGGTCTTTAACTTTCGCAGTGGACGCCATATTTGAATAAGAGTTGACAATCGGGGTTGTACGTGGTGATGAACTCCGTAAGGCCGGAAAGTCGTCCTCGACACTTGGTTTTGGTAAAGTTGCTTCTTCTTTCTCAACAACACTTAACGACGAAAACCGATTGCTTTCACTGCGATTAACGTTTGCATTGCTACTTGGTGAGTTTGTGCTAACGTTTGGAGAAGAAGAAGAAGAAGAAGACGAAGAAAACATATTCGAACGAGGTGTTACAGGTCGTTTATTCGGACAATTCGCAACAATGTGTCCAGGTTCTTTGCAGTAGTTACACACCATACTCAGCAAAACCGGACAAATCACGTTTTCATTTTCATCTCTTGTATTGTGCGACAAAAATTCGGACTCGGGTTTACCATTCTTTTTGCAAACAGGGCAAAATCGCCGGGAGCTGTACTTTGCGTACTTTGTAAACAACATTGATCACAATCATAAAAATATTATATTTATGAAATTTACAATGGATCAGTGCAGCAGAGTCGTGGCAGATTATATTTTTATTGACGGTGCGGGAAATTTTCGCACCAAAAACCGCGTCCAAATCATTACAAACAATACTCTTGTTTTTGATGATTTTTCAACTGACGGATCGTCGACCGGTCAAGCGTCCGAATCGGGAAATACCGAAATCATTTTGAGGCCGGTTTTCTTTACGAATAATCCCTTGAGACCGGCCATTGTGTCTTACATCGTTTTGTGCGAAACCTATGATGCCGTAACTAACGAACCTTTACCTTCGAATACCCGCGCCAGAGCAAAAGAAATATTCGAGAAGGCTGATGTGAAAGACTTGGAAATTTGGTTTGGACCCGAGCAAGAGTACTATTTAAAACAAGTCGGCGAACATAGACGCTTTTTGCAAGTCGGTCCCCATTACTGCGGCATCGAGGTCAATCCAACTCAACAATTTATTGTTGAAAAACACATGGAGGCATGTCTCGTCGCCAACTTGAACTTTTACGGAACAAACGCGGAAGTGGCGTCAAATCAATGGGAATTTCAATTGGGTCCTTGTTTGGGGATTCTTGCTGCCGACGAGTTGATGCTAGCCCGCTTTTTGTTGGAAAAAATTGCTGCACAATATCAGTATCAAGTGTGTTATGATCCCAAACCGTACGAAGATCGTTCAGGATCGGGTTGCCACATCAACTTTAGCACGAAGGAAACGCGAAGTGAAGGTGGATTTGATACGCTCATGGAAAAATTCGCAGCAACCCATCGCGAACACATTGATGTGTATGGAAAAGGAAACGAACGTCGATTAACTGGAGAATGGGAGACTGCTCCCATTGACAAGTTTTCATACGGGATCGGAACGCGAAACACTTCGATGCGGATTTCCAACAAGTGTAAACGCGATGGATTTGGTTACATTGAAGACCGCCGACCCGCAGCCAATGTCGATCCTTATCTTGCAATGACAAGAATTGTAGAAACACTTTTATACAAATAAATAAATAAAATATTTTTTTTTAATTTTAATTTAATTTTTCAAAACAACTTTATTGGGCAAACGTTTTATAAATGTTTTAGGTTTTTTATCCTTGTGCTTTGTTCCTTCTTCTTTTTCTTCTTGCTCTTTTTCTTCTTCTTTGACCACCTCGGCATAATCCCGTTTCTTGGCGATTTTTTCGGCATTTACATCATGGGTCTTTCTAAAAATAAAATACCGATTCAAGCAAGAAATCTCCTTCTCCTTTTCGGACATTTCGATCGGATTCCCTTCCATCTTCATTTGCGCATACAGCTCCGAGAAAAGACCACTTCCCGAGGGAAATCCGTAATGTTTCGCCTCTTCATTGGTCAAGAGTTTGAAACCATAGTTCTCCATCAGTCGTACCAAATAGTTGAAATTCACCAAAAACTCAGTGGCATACTTGTTGATCGATTCTTGATAGACGTTGATGGCATAACCCACGCTGGTTTCGTCACCGACAAATCCGGTTTGACTATACTTTTTTTGCACATCAAACACTAAATCGTCGTCTACATGGACCGAATAGTTTTCAAGATGCTTGAGTTTGTCAAAAACGGTCGCGCCGTCAAAGCAGGTGCCAATGAAAAACCCGTCGACCTTGGTGCACTCGGACACATTGCGCAAAAAGTTGTGAAGAACAGAGTGGTTTTCGAAAAAATAGTGGAGCGCAAACTGGCACGAACTGACATTGAATCCGGACTTGCCGATGCCATGATTTTTAGTGACGGCCTTGCCCAGCTCCGAGTTGAGCTTTGTGTTTCCAAAAACGGCATTGGCTACGGCTCGTTCTTTAGTATTGGTAAATGCTTCGCCATTTCGAATATTGAGACCGCTGTTTCCAGAAACAAAGAGGGCATCAAACAGTACGGGGGTTTGTTTTCGCTCGTTCAAGTAGCGGGCACAGACGCCATCGTACTGGTTAACAATATTGTCTACCGCATAGTCAATGCCAAACACGAATTTCAGCCGACACTGTTTCCATTTGGGGATATCACCGCCTTTGCCAACCGCATAATCGATGAGCGTATCGCCCTCTTTGGCAACTCCAGTGATCAACCGCTTCTTTACATACAAATTGTGGAAACCGCGCAATCCTCGTGTGTGCGACGTTTTTTCGGATCCGGTATTATTGTAATAAACCTCGTCGGAATGGGAGAGTGAGGGGATATTTGAGCCACATAACATCTCTTTGGTGATGGGAAAGTGAATCGACTTCCAGTTTTCGTTGGCGACATAGTACGAGTTGCCGTAATTCTTGTTGCCATTCCGGAACTCGTAGGTTTTGTCGTGGCGGACGCGCAGAGGAATCCAGCGCCACCCGTCTTCCCGGTCAGGATCGTATCTGAACTCAACAATCATATTTTTCTCGAATACTTCGCCAGATTCTGTGGTCATGCACTCGGAAACCGCATCTACATAAATGTTGGTGAAACAAGCATTGGGGTCGTAGGGCAAACTGGGCAAAAACGGTTTGGGAACATAGGTGTCTGTGTCGTTTGCGAAACAATCATTCGACGGGATTTTGTCGTCGAATACGTCTTGGAGTGGATTGTAAATCATTTTCGACTTTTTGTTGAAACCGCACATTAACACGAGTGTATAATACTTGCGAACAGATGCGGATACACCTTGTTCAAACGCGTTTTGCGCATGATTGTCGTCGGTCTTTGTTGTGACTAAGAAATCGATGGTGTTGAATTCAGGCGGTTTCCATTTGAGCGAGAGCGGCCAAGTGAATTTTTCAAGTCGGCATGTTTGGCCGCTCTTGGTGCCGCCGACGCCAGTATTGATCGGTGTGAAAATAATTCCATCGGTTTCGTAAGGAAAGAGGTGGTCATTCATTTTGGTCAAGAGTTCAGAACAACGTTTGAAAATATCGCCGTTAAAATAAAACGTCTTGACTGCCACTTCGAGATCCGCTCTCGCATCCTTGATAAAAGATCGCAATGTCTTATTGATTTCCTCAACAATCAGACTGAGCATTAAGAATCGGTACTTTTGAATATCGCTCACCTCAAGTTCGCCGCCATCCGACTTCATAAAGTCTTTGTCGCGCACCGACTCTTTTTTCAAAAAGTAAATATCAAAAGCCATAAACATATTTCTATACTGCTTGTTCCTGTCAAATTTGATATGTTCGCCGTCCAGCACGGTTTCGCCACAAAGGTTCGGATCAACTAGACAACCTGTGAATTGGACGCGCATATTTGTATCGATCAAATATATTTTCCCCTCCTTGTTGATATACAAAAGTTTGCGTTCGCCGTCAGCCTTCTCTGTCACACAATAGTTTTGGCGAATGTTCGGCTCGTTCGTATTGTCGGTCTCTACAATGTTTTTGATCTGAAGAGTGCACGAGTTGGGTCCGATGAACTCGCGGTTCCCGGTTGAATGGCGCGGGGCTTCTCCAAAAACGAGTTTCGAGTACGCGGCGTATACGGACTCTTGGACATTGTAGGGGATCGGATACTTGGTGGTATGAAGGCCGCAAAGAACGGTTTTTATGACGAGTTGCAATTCGTTGACCAGCTTATCGACATGATCAAAGTCTTTGCCGGGTCCGACTCTTTCGTTGATAATTTCCAGTTCAACCTCGCAGAAATCCTGATTTTGAAAAACCCCCGAGTCTTGGATGTGGTAGACGGGGATCATCACGCCGTTCGATTTGTACGAGTTGCGTATAATGCTAAGGTCGACCGCAATCGGCGAGGTCTTGTGTTCGAACCGGATGCGGTTAATCAGGCGAAATGTCTTTTTGGAACTGTTCCAGTCCTTGACGATACTTGCGGTGGCGCTCGAGTTGAGCTTGTAGTCGGTTTCGAGATTAAATGATACATTAAAATTAAAGTCGGCATTGGTGATTTTTTTTATTTCGGTCTTGTCGTCAAGGCGCTTTGCGGTGGATTTCATAGTGAACTTGATTTTATTGAAATTCTCAGGCAGTTCGGCGAGTTTATTGAAATTGTCTTTGAGTTTGCAGTAGTCCTGAATGATGTCTGATCCACAAATTTCGGTGCGTATGTTGGACATCACGATGGCGCCGCTGGATCGGTTGGGTATTTCGGTTTGCATTCGTAACATGTTGATACCTGCAGGATTTTTGCACGAATAATCGCTGGCCATCAAGCGCGAAATCACATTGTCGTAGTCGGTTTTGGTGAAAAAGGGTTGTTTATAAGGGGTAAACCTTACCTCAAACTCTTCATTTTGAAAATTTCTTTTATTTTCCGCACTCGATAAATGCCCTAAATAGTGGTGTAACATTTCTTTTAATTCATTTTTAAAATCAGGGGATGCACTCATTTTTGTATGTATTTGTATATATACTTTGTGAATATAAATTTATGATTATTGGTGAAGCGAAGCGACCCCTCAAAGCGAAGTGTCTCTTATCGAATCCGTTCGTGACAAGTCGCGTAACATTTCATGGCGATTTTTGCATAGTAATCTGGTTTTTTCAGGCCTTCATCCGAATCATCCGAAAAAATAATCTTGTGTATGCGCTTTAGTTCGTCGAGAGTGTAATTCGACGCCCCCAACAGCATCTTTTCGCAGTCGTGGATATAATACAATTTGTCCAGCTCGTTCCTAACAAAACGCGCTGTTGTTTCTCTGCATGTTTCTAGGGAAAATCGGCCGCCATGTGCGTAAATCAAAATCGACTCGTCTGCTTCGTCCGTGTCGGAGACAAAGGTCTTATCGGTGAAGCGAAAGTAGGCGTGGATTTCTTCGTAAAAGACGTAGATGGGGCGTTTGTAATAAATGGCGCAGGGAATGAAACTCTCGATTGTATCCATAAAAGGTTTTGTCATCAGGTTGCACTGTATTTCGTTGATTTTCGCTAGAGTGACCTTGTGGTTTGAATTTTTCAATAAGTTGGGACTCTTATTGAAAAAATCGGAGATTGCTTTTTTTTCATTCATCATCAAGTTGGTTGCAGATTGACTGGTGTCGTTGCTTTCATCCGTAATTGCAGTATATATGCACCAAAAGATGGAATCTTTCAGCTTGGGTCTATATCGGGTTTTTGCAGTCGGCTCTGCCTTTATGGTCGGCTCTGCCTTTATGGTCGGCTCCTCTATAACCATGAGAGGAGTTTCTTCAAGCTCCTTGGGTTCGGCAATTAAATCTTCGTTTGCAGGAATCATCATGAATTGAGACAACAAAGAAAGAGAACCCCCATTTTCAAAAAGATTTCTTTGCCCAAAGAGGGCACGACTCATAAAAGCGGGCGCATTCATTTTTTTTATGAAGCTC